CGGGCTGGCGCGCCGAAATCACCGCCAGGAACCATGTTCTTCTGCGCCGCATTGAGGCGAAGTCGCGGCAGGCGGCGCTGGGGACGCAAGCCGACCCGGTGATGCTGGAAGTGTTCAACAACCTGTTCATGTCGATTGCAGAACAGATGGGCGTGACGCTGCAAAACACCGCCTATTCGGTCAATATCAAGGAGCGGCTGGATTTTTCCTGCGCGGTGTTTGACCGCGCCGGCGCACTGGTGGCCAATGCGCCGCACATGCCGGTGCATCTGGGCTCGATGGACCGCTCTGTCGAGACGATCATCCGGCTGAATATGGGCAAGATCCGGCCCGGCGACGTGTTTGCGCTGAACGCGCCTTACAATGGCGGTACGCATCTGCCCGATATTACGGTCGTGTCGCCGGTGTTTAGCGACGACGAAAGCGAGATATTGTTCTGGGCTGCGTCGCGGGGCCATCACGCCGATGTCGGCGGCACGGCGCCCGGCTCCATGACGCCGCTGGCGACCAGCGTCGATGAGGAAGGCGTGTTGTTCGACAATTTCAGGCTCGTCAGCCAAGGGCGCTTCGAGGAGACCGGGCTGACGCGGCTACTGACCGACCATCCCTATCCCGCACGCAATCCGCAGCAGAACATCGCCGACCTGAAGGCGCAGATCGCCGCCAATGAAAAGGGCGTCGCCGAACTGCGCAAGATGGTGGCGCATTTCGGGCTGGAAGTGGTGGAGGCCTATATGGGGCATGTGCAGGACAATGCCGCCGAGAGCGTGCGCCGCGTCCTTGACCGGCTGCCTGATGAAGCCGCCTATGACTATCCCACCGACACCGGTCAGACGATCAGGGTGCGCATCACGATCGATCGCGACAAGCGCGAGGCGACCGTCGATTTCACCGGCACCTCAAAGGTGGAGAGAAACAACTTCAACGCACCTGAGCCGGTGGCGCGCGCCGCTGTGCTCTACGCCTTCCGCGTAATGGTAGAGGACAATATCCCGATGAACGCGGGGTGCCTGCGACCGATCAACATCATCATCCCAGACGGCTGCATGTTGCGGCCGAGCTATCCGGCAGCAGTGGTGGCCGGCAACGTCGAAACCTCGCAGCATGTCACTAATGCGATTTTTGGCGCAATGGGCGCGCTGGCCAACGCTCAAGGGACGATGAACAACCTGACCTTCGGCAATGACCGGCATCAATATTACGAGACGATCTGTTCGGGCGCCCCGGCAGGCCGCATGAATGACGGGCGCGGTTTTGCGGGCGCATCAGGCGTGCATACCCACATGACCAATTCGCGCCTGACAGATCCCGAAGTACTGGAACTGCGCTTCCCCGTTGTGCTGGAGGATTTCCACATCCGCACAGGCTCCGGGGGGCAGGGCAAGCTTAATGCAGGCGACGGCACGCAGCGCACGATCCGCTTTCTGGAAAGAATGGACTGCGCCATTCTCTCCTCACATCGCAACCGCCCGCCCAAGGGACTGGCTGGCGGCGGCGACGGTCAGGCAGGCAAGACCGAAGTGCGGCGTGCTGGTGGCCGCATCGAGACGCTGAAAGCCTGTGATCAGACAGTGCTGGAGGCGGGCGAAGCGGTGATTGTCACGACGCCGACCCCGGGGGGATTTGGGAGGGGGTAAGCCAACCGGCTCACCGCTTCAACCGCACCCAGGCCGGCGCATGGTCGCTGGCGCCGTCTTCGCCCCGCACGGTGCGATCAACGCCAGCGGTTGTCAGGCGTTTGGCGAGGTCGGGTGAAAGCAGAATGTGGTCAAGCCGCATGCCGGCGTCGCGCGGCCAGCGATTGCGCATATAATCCCAGAATGTGTAGACGCGCTGGTCCTTGTATCTGTGGCGTAGCGCGTCGGTCCAGCCGCTGTCGACCAGCGCCTTGAAGGCGGCGCGGCTGGCTGGCTGCACCAGCGCGTTGCCGTCATAAGACTTGGTCGGATAGACGTCGATTTCGGTCGGCGCAACATTGTAGTCGCCCGCCAGCACGACTGGCACGCCCGCCACGCGCAGCTCATCGGCATGCTTCTGCAGGCGCGCATGCCAGGCGAGCTTGTAGTCGAATTTCGGGCCGGGAAGCGGGTTGCCGTTGGGCGCGTAGAGGCAACCGATCACTATGCCGCGCACGGCGGCCTCAATGTAACGCGCCTGATCGTCGGCCTCGCCGCCCGGCAGCGCATCGCGGATCAGCACCGGCTTGCCGGCGCGCGACAGGATCGCCACGCCGTTCCAGCTTGGCTGGCCGCGCCACACGGCGTGGTAACCGGCAGCCTCCAGCGCCTTGGCGGGGAAGGCGCGCTGCGTGCATTTCAGCTCCTGCAGGCAGACAATGTCGGGCTGCGCTACCTCCAGCCAGGCGATCAGGTTGGCCAGGCGTTTGGTGATCGAGTTGATGTTGAAGGTGGCTATGAACATGAGAGTGGAAGATTAGCGTGGGACTTGAGAACGCGCCAGACGCCGGCCTCTCCAACGAATAGGAAAAAATACCTTGACACCGTGACGGTGGTTTGGTAGGGTTTCGCTATCGTCCCAAAGTCATGACCGCCGGGGCTGCCTCTGAGACAAGAGGCGGCGTCGATTTAGTCGTGAGCAAGCGCGGACCAACACGCGCGGTGAACAATGACAAGCCAGATAGACAAGGCTGCCCGACGCCGGTCGCCGCGAAAGAAGCGAACTGCGGAACGCAAGCCGGGCGAGTTCAAAGCACCCAAAACGCGGACACGTGGACGGCTCACATCCGCCGCGCTGAAGCGATCGTACAAGCGAGCGTTTGGCTTGGAGCTGGAAGGTGCGCTTGCACTGATCGTCGAGCGGCAGTGGATCAGCCGGGCGCGGCTGGCGCAACTTGTGCTGGGCGTGCAGCCGCGCACGCTATTGCAGCTAGGCGGCCGCGGCGCGGGCAAAACGCGGGCCGGGGCCGAATGGGTTTTATGCATGGTGCATGGGCTCGCGCCCTATGCCAGCGGGCTGCGCTACAAGTCCGTGGCGCTGGTCGGCGAGACGCTGGCTGATGTGCGCGAGGTGATGATTGACGGGCCGGCGGGGATCCTGACGCTTGGGCGCCATAAGCTGCGGGGGTTTGCTGCGCCCAATTTTGAGGCGACGCGGCGGCGGCTGGTGTGGCCGGGCGGCGCTGTGGCGCAGATGTTCTCTTCCGAAGACCCGGAGAGCCTGCGCGGGCCGCAATTTGACGCCGCGTGGTGTGATGAACTGGCGAAATGGAAACATGCCGAGGCCACCTGGGACATGCTGCAGTTTGGCTTGCGGCTCGGCGAGAACCCGCGGCAGATGATCACCACCACACCGCGGCCGACCGCGTTGCTGAAACGGGTCATGGCGGACCCGGAAACGCGGCTGCGGCGGATGCGGACTGAAGACAATGCGGCCAACCTCGCGCCGAGTTTTGTCGCCGCAATGCGCGCCCGCTATGGCGGGTTGCTGCTGGGGCGGCAGGAACTCGACGGAGAACTGATCAGCGACAGGGCCGAGGCGCTGTGGTCACGCGCCATGATCGAGCGCGCCTATCTGGCTGAGACGCCTGTCATGCGTCGCATTGTGGTGGCCGTCGATCCGCCCGCCAGCGCGCGCAAAACATCGGACGCCTGCGGAATTGTCGCCGCCGGACTGGACGCCGACGGTCGTGTCGTCTTGCTGGCGGATGAGAGCTTTGGCGCGGCCAAGCCGATGGACTGGGCTAACCGCGCGATCGGGCTGTACCGGCGCCTCGCGGCGGATTGTCTCGTGGTTGAAGTGAACCAGGGCGGCGACATGGCGTCCGCCGTGCTGCGCGCTGTCGACGGCGCGGCTAAAGTGAAGCCTGTGCGAGCGCATCGCGGCAAATGGCTGCGCGCCGAGCCGGTGGCGGCGGCCTACCAGCAGGGCAAGGTCTTGCATGCAGGGCGGTTCGCGGCGCTGGAGGATGAGATGTGCGAATTTAACTGAGGCCGGAAAAGCGCAAGGATTTCATGCTTTTGCGTTTTTCAACCTCACTGCAACGGAGCATGAACAGGACCGGAACAGACCGCCGGACTGTAAAACAGAAATCGCCGCCGCGATTGCAGTCGCGAACGGCGATCAGATTGGAAAAGCAACCAGCAACTCCAGTTACAAAGAATACCAGATTGAGGCGTTGGCGGCAAGATTCCCCATCATCGCCACGCATGTCGGCTTTGACGGTCTGGAGGTGCTGGCATGATCCCGCTTCCCGACTTCAACACATTCCCACACGTCCCGTTTGCCGGTTTCGACTGGCTGCGCAAGCAGGGCGTTCCAACTGAAACCTTGATCGCCCTGATGCCCATGCGGGAAGCCGCTGGCGTCGTGGCGCACGATGGCCGGTTTGATGCCGCACCGGATGGCAAGAAGTTCGTCGTGTTCGAGGAACCCGACGATGCCGTGTTCTGGCAACCCATTTCCGGCGATCTGGCCACATGGAACGGGCGGGCCTTTGCGCTCGGGCAAGAGGCGATCGATAATCCCGGCACATATAGTTTCGATTGCGCCTTGAACGTCTTTGCCGATCCGCTCGACTGGATGCGCAACAAGTGTGACGGATGCGTCGTGCTGGACTGGAGCCGCGCATTCGACCGGCTGCGGGACTGCCCGCGCATCGTCTTGGATGAAACGTTGTTGTTCCAATATCGGCGGCAGATGAAGCCGCTGCGCATGCCTGCACTTTCGGTTCGCGCGGCGCGGAAGGCGGTGGCGGCATGAGCAATCGGCTCCCTATCCTTGCCGAGCAAATCAAGTCGGCACACAACGATACTGTTGAAGCAAGCAACCTAGCTGCGCAGCGGGCGCTTGACGCCGGAATCGCCCTTGTCGAAGCAAAAGAGCTTGTAAAGCATGGCGACTGGCTTCCCTTTCTCAAGGAGGCTCGCGTCCCGGAACGCACGGCCCAGCGCTATATGACGTTGGCGCGGTCCAATCTGAAATCCGACACCGTGTCGCTTTTGGGCGGCGTCATGCCCGCTCTCCGGTTTCTTAAGCTTCGCGACCTCGCCTACCGACAAATGACGCGTGCATGGGACGCTGCTGAAAACGGCAACGACGATCCCGACGAGGAACTCGTTAGTCTTGAAACAGCGCTCATGCTGATGGACGAAATGATCGCGATGTTTCCCGAAAAAATGGGAGGCGCGGCATGACTGACACCATCATTCCGATTGACGAATATGAAGCTGCGGAGCGTCCTTTTGCGCCGCTGGAGGATCAGAAGCCCGCGCCGCCAAAGCGGTTCGTGCGGACCAACACCAATGCCATTATGGCGACAACGTTCGATCCGATCCGCTGGACCATTCCCGGCTATGTCCCGGAAGGCTTTTCAGTGCTGGCCGGTCGCCAGAAGTTGGGCAAGACCTGGCTGGCGATCGATTGGGCGCTGGCCGTGGCTTGTGGCGGCTGCGCTATGGGCAATATCGATTGCGAGCAAGGCGACGTGCTTTACATCGACATGGAGAATGGCCCGCGCCGTATCCAACGCCGCATTGACGCGCTCTATCCGCACGGCGTGTCACGGCCAGACCTGTCCCGGCTGGAGTGGGTAACGAAAGCGCCGTCGCTGGACGCCGGTTTCCTTGACTGTCTGGAGGATTGGCGCAAGTCGGCGGTGAACCCGCGCCTTGTGGTGATTGACGTTCTGCAGCGCATCAAGCCCGCCGGGAAGGCCACGCGCAACAGCTACGAAAACGATTACAGCATTTGGTCGCCCTTGCAGGAATGGGCAACCGAGAACGGCATTGCGGTTGTCGGGCTGCACCACACAAGAAAAGGCGGGGCCGATGATCCGCTGGAGGCGCTGTCAGGCTCTAACGGGCTATCGGCTTGCGCCGACACAACGCTTGTTCTCGACAAGGATGCGAACGGAATCACGCTCTACGTTCGGGGCCGCGACGTGGAAGAACTGGAAAGCGCCTTGAACTTCGCGGGCGGTATCTGGAGCGTAAAGGGCGATGCGTCGGACATTCGCCGGTCCAGTGAGCGCAACCAAATTCTGGACGCTCTGGAGGCCGCGACCGAACCAATGTCACCGGCTGATTTGTCGGCGGCAACCGGCATGAAGCCTAACAATGTCCGGTTCCTGCTGCACAAGATGGCCAGTGCGGGCGATGTCGTGAAGGCCAGTCGCGGGCGCTATGTGCATCCGAGTAAGGCAGAGGCCACTAACACCGCTAACAACGCTAACGATGACGACAACGTGGTCGAATTTGACCCGTATAGGCCACGAAATCCAAGGGATAAGCCGCATTAGCGGTGTCTGCGGAATGTTAGCGACAAGGCCAATGTTAGCGGTGTTAGCGATGTTAGCACCACTCACAAAGGCAGGGCAGGCAGGACCATAGGATCGTTGTCCTATTCATCGTTGCGATATAGTGAACATCATGATATGATTGTTCACCAATGATGAACGGTGGTGAATGTCGGTTCTGGAAGGTGAGTGGCAAGACGAGGTGAGCGCGGCGCTAATCAATGCAGCCGTGCCATATGCCTTGACTGTCACACGCACCGAATACGGCCCGCCGCCTGAACCCGGTGAACCCGGCGAGGAAGTCACTACCAATCATTCATGCCTGGGCTGGGTTGATACCTACACGCAAGACCTGATCGACGGGACGCTGATCCAGACCAGTGATCGCAGGATCATGATCCTCGCCAACTCACTGCCGATCGAGCCGACTATGGCAGACACGATCACAGCCAAGGGCACGACCTACGTGCTGGCCAGCATCAAGATCGATCCCGCCGGTGTGTGCTGGGACTTGCAGGCGAGGGCGTGACACATGACGGCCTCTCCAGCGGTGCCAATGCCCAAAGAAGTGGGGGAGACGTGTGACGCGGAGCGGGCTCTTTCTTTCTCTCTCCCTGAAAAATCCGGGGGAAAGATCGCCAAGGCCGCGATTGCGTTCCTGCACACCTTGCGGATTCCAGAAGGACCGAAGGCCGGGAAGCCGCTGCGGCTGGCCGAATTTCAGAAGTCGTTTGTGTGTGGCGCGCTTGATCCGGCCAACATGGTCGGCGTCCTGTCGATCGGTCGCGGTAACGCCAAGACGGCGCTTTCATCGGGCATTGCGCTGGGCGCACTTATGGGCGTCTGGGACAAGCAGCCCAAACGCGAAATCTTGATGGCGGCTCGCAACCGCGATCAGGCCAAGACGGCATTCAACTTCCTTGTGGGCTTTGTCGAGAGCCTGCCCAAAGCCAAACGCGAGCAATTCGTTATCCGGCGCGGTTCGCGGCTGGAGGTCGAGTTTACCGGCAACGGCGGCGGGCTGGCGCGATGCATCGCAGCCGATGGCCGTTCAGTGCTGGGCGGTGCGCCGACACTGGCCATTCTGGACGAACGGGCGGCGTGGGAAAAAGACAAAGGCGATCTGCTGGAGAATGCCATTCTGTCGGGTCTCGGCAAGAGGAACGGCAAGGCGCTGATTATCAGCACGTCCGCGCCGGATGACGCCAACACCTTTAGCCGGTGGCTGGACGAACCGCCGCCCGGAACCTTTGTGCAGGAGCATCGCCCGCCGTTCGGACTTCCCGCCGACGATGCAGATTCGTTGCTGATCGCCAATCCGGGCGCTGCGGAAGGTATCGGCGCAAGTCTCGAATGGTTGCAGGCGCAAGCCCGTCGCGCCATCGCGCGGGGCGGTTCGGCGCTGTCCAGCTTCCGCAACCTCAATCGCAATGAACGTGTCAGCACCGAAGATCGATCGGTGCTTGTGACTGTCGATGAATGGCTGACTGCCGAATGTTCGCCCGAAACCCTTCCGGCGCGCGACGGTGAGTGCATTCTGGGCGTTGATCTGGGCGGTTCCCGTTCAATGTCGGCGGCGGCGCTCTACTGGCCGAAGACTGGCCGTCTGGAGGTAGTCGGCACATTCCCGGCAATCCCTTCGCTGGCTGATCGCGGCGCGTCGGACGGTGTGTCTGGCCGATACGTCGAAATGCAGGAACGCGGCGAACTGACAACGCTGGGCGAAAACACGGTTCCGCCGGGGCCGTGGCTTGTCGAGGTGGTGAAGCTGGCCGCTGGCGCTTCGATTTCCTGCATAGTCGGGGACCGCTTTCGTCATGCCGAATTTGTTGAGGCGATGCACAAGGCCGGTCTCCAGCGCGTCCCGTTCATCTGGCGCGGCATGGGCTGGAAAGACGGCTCCGAAGACATTGAACGGTTCCGCCGCGCTCTATTCGACGGCCATGTGAAGACCCTGCCAAGCCTGTTGCTGCGCAGCGCCTTTGCCGACGCCATCACGCTGATCGATCCAAGCGGCAATCATAAGCTGGCCAAGTCGAGAAGCCTTGGCCGGATCGATGCGGCTGCGGCAAGTGTGCTGGCTATCGCAGAGGGTATGCGCCGCATTGCCCGCCCTTCCGTCAAGGGGAGGGTCGCGACATGGGCATGAAGTTCAAGCGGCACGGTTCGGCGATCTACAAAACCCCGCAATGGGCTGCGGTGCGCCTTGCCGCCAAGCGCCGGGACGGCTGGCGTTGCGTCCAGTGTGGCGCGCGGGGCCGCATCGAAGTCGATCACATCAAACCGATCCGCGACGGCGGCGAACCCTACGAACTGGGGAACACGCAAAGTCTGTGTGTTTCCTGTCATGCCCGAAAAACCCGTGCCGAAGTGTTCGGCCCGATCGATCCAGCCCGCGAGGCTTGGAAAACCCTGTTGAAGAAGGAAATCCCCAAATGCTTGAATCAGTGAAAATTCAGAAGCGCCAGAGTGAGGTGCGCCAGCAATTGGCGGCCTTGGCCGGCAAAGACAAACCCGACGAAACCGAACTGCGCACCATGTCCGAAATGGATAAGGAATACGGAGTTCTGGAGCAGCGCTATCGTGCCGCGCTGATCGGTGAAGATCAGGAGCGCACCAAGGCCAAGGGCGAACTGGAGACACGTTCGGATCGTGAATATTCGGAACTGGTCGGCAAGTTCGAGCTGCGCCAAGTGGCGCTGGCGCTTGATGAAGGCCGGGCGCTGGACGGCGCGACTGCCGAAGTCGTGCAGGAGTTGCGCGGCAAGGCAGGGTTTCAGGGTGTCCCAGTTCCGTACGCGGCATTGGAAACCCGCGCGGGCGAAACGGTCGCTGCTGATCAGATTAACCCGAAGACGATCCGGCCTGTCATCGATCGTATTTTCCCGAACTCTGTCGCGTCGAAACTTGGCGTCCAGTCGATCAACATCACCTCTGGCGAACTGGCATTCCCGGTCGCCACGGCGGGCGCCGTTTTTGGTTGGCAGACAACCGAACTTGGCAACGTCGCAGCGGCTTCCGAGTATCAGACGAGCGAACGCTCGCTGAACCCCGATCATACGGGCGGCGCGCAAATGATTATCAGCCGCAAAGCGCTGAAACAGGCCGGTGAAGGTCTGGAGCAGGCCATTCGCCGCGACCTGAATGCAGTCATCGGGACCGAGATTGACCGCATCGTCGTGAGCGGTTCGGGCGCTGCTGGCCAGCCTTCCGGCTTCATCCCCGGCGCAGTGGCCTATGGCATCACGTCAACGGCGGTCGGTGCGGCGGCAACCTGGGCCGCGTTCCGTGCGGAAGTGGTCGCCTTCATGGAAAGCAACAGCATCACAAGTGCCAGCCAAGTGAATCTCGCCTTTGATCCGGCGATCTGGGCAGAACTGGACGATGCGCTGATTTCCGGCACGGCAGTTTCGGAATGGGACCGCCTGACCAAGCATGTCGGGACGCCTGCAATCTCGAATGTGATTCCGGCTGAAACCGCGATCATGTCGGCCAATGTGCAGGGCATCGCGCCGGGCTATCTCGGCCTTTATGGCGCTGTGGACATGATTCGCGACATCTACACGAAAGCGGCTTCCGGCCAGCTTGTCCTTACCGGGCTTGTGACGGCCGATTTTACGGTGCCGCGCGGTCTCCAGACCCGCATCCTCACTGGCATTGGAGCGCCGTAATGCTGACCAGCTTCGCAGCCGAATGCGAATTGGAACTGCGCGCCGCTGGCGGGCGGTCTCGCAAGCTGCGGGGCCGGTTCCCCTATGGCAAGCCCGCTGTCCTGTCGGATGGCGGGCGCGGTGGCGGGCGTCCGAAAAAGGAAATCATCGCGCCGCTCGCCTTCAACTACCGGGTGGCGCGTCCAGAGGAAGATATTCACCTGCTTATCGGCCATTCCTACGATCGCCCGCTTGCCAGCCGATCGACGGGAACGCTCCAGCTTTCGGACACGAAAGAGGCGCTGATCTTCGATGCGCTGATTACCGACGAAATCGCAGAAACGTCATGGGCGCGGGATTTCTTCGCGGCGTTCAATGCTGGCCTGATCCGGGGCATCTCTCCGGGCTTCCGCCTGCCGCCGCCGCGCGCTGTCGAGAAGGCGGAGGAAGTGGTGGAGGAAGACCCGTCTGAGGGAATGGCACTCATTCGGTGGATATTCGCGGCGCTGCTCTACGAACTGAGTTTTGTGACCCGTCCCGCCTACGAAGAAACCGAAGTCGAGGAACGCAACTGGACGCCTACGGCGGGCGGTGTGCTGATCCGCGAGAAACCCGACGCTGGCCTGCACCGCGTCCTCAATCGGTGGAGGGCCTGATGGCAGTCACCATAAAACAGAATGAAGCCGAACCCGCCGACTGGCCTGCAACGCCTTCTGGGCTGTCTCCAGCCGCCGCCGCGCTTGACCCGGCTGTCATCTGGACGCGCATCGAAACCTATGTGCGGGTGCGCTGGAGCGTCCGGGCCGTGACTTGGCTTGTCGAGGGGCCGGGGCAATGGGAACCGCCGTTGTCGCCTGCAACCGTCACCACAATCGAAGTGTGGCGCAATGGGGCATGGGAGGCGCTTGTGCCGCCCGCTGCACCGATCGGCGGCTTTCTGCTGAATTGCGACGGGCCTTACCGCTTCACTGCAACGGTTGGTGGCGATGAAGTTCCGCCGGCTGGAAAAGAGTCGTTTCGGCGTCTGGCCGAATACATGGCCGCGAAACCCGGCAAGCCCGGCGCGGTGTCGGAAAGTGTCAGCGCCGGAAGTGTGTCGCTATCGCATCGCCGCGCGCCCGATTGGATGGCGTCGGCAATGGTGAATTCTGGAGCCGCTGACTTGCTGCGCTCTTATAGGAGGGTGGCGTAATGTTCGGATGGATCAAAGGGCAGCTTCGCAAATTTGCAGAGCTTGAACAACGCTCCAGCGGGTCGGGCTACACGACCGAATTGATGGCGATGCGCGAGGGCTATCTGTCTGGCCCTCGCGGGTTGGCCGAACTCACTGCCACGGTTCAAAGTTGCGTATCGCTTTGGGAGAACGGCTTTGCCATCGCAGACGTGACCGGCACGGATCTGCTCAATCGCCGCTCAATGGCGATGATTGCCCGATCGCTGGCGCTGCGCGGGGAGTGTGTTTTCCTGATCCGCGAGCGCGGGCTGGTTCCGTGTTCGGATTGGGATTTGTCAACGCGGTTCGGCCAGCCAAGAGCCTACCGTGTCAGTGTTGCCGAAGTCGGCGGCGGCTACTCCGAAACCGTCTTGGCCGGTGAAGTGCTTCATGTGCGTGTCGGCGTCGATCCGGCCATGCCCTGGCATGGGTCCGCACCGTTGCGAAGGGCCAGCCTGTCGGCAGATTTCCTACACGCTGTCGAGGGCGCGCTGGCCGAAGTCTATCAGAACGCACCGCTGGGCAGTCAGGTGGTTCCCATGCCGGAACAGGCCGACACGGACAACAACGCGCTGGGCCGGTCCTTTCGTGGCCAACGGGGCCGTGTGTTGCTTCGCGAGAGTGTCACGGTATCGGCGGCGGGCGGTCCCGCACCGGCTGCTGACTGGCGTCCGGCAAGCCTGTCGCCTGATCTGGAGCGCAGCATGTCGGTCGAATCACTAGCCGAAGCGCGCAACGCAATTCTGGCCGTCTATGGCGCCCTGCCCGCGCTCTTGAACCCGGCGACAACCGGGCCGCTTGTGCGTGAAGGCCAGCGCCACCTCGCACAATGGTTTCTCCAGCCGATCGGGGAACTATTGGCCGAAGAAGCATCCGAGAAGCTGGGCAGCGCCATCAAGATCGACACGCTGCGACCAACGCAAGCCTTCGACGCGGGCGGCGCGGCAAGAGCGTTCTCCACACTGATCGAAGGGCTGGGCAAGGCCAAAGAGGCCGGTCTGGACCCGGCGGCGGTGGCTGGCGTGTTTCAGAAATTGGATTGGCAGGAATAGGGCTGGCCACCTGCGCTTGCGAGTTTTGCGCGAAAGGCTGGGACCAGTCGGCGGTGTCCCCAGCATGTCGAAACAACACCGACGGGATGCGGCTGGTTTGTTACCTTTGGCCGGAGTGCATTCACAGGGCCGGGGGCAGTGCTTCCGGCCCTATTCTATGTTGTCGAGGGTATAGGTCGAATCTTGTGACTGCTTGCGAAGGCGAACGCCGGGACCGTCGCCATTCGATGCGATAAAGATCACACCGGCAGCTTCAAGAGTGCGGCGGACGGCAGAAACATTGTTGCGGAGTCCCGATGCACTGCCTTCACTCGCTTCCATCCGGCGAAGTGTTGGAACAGATACGTCCGCAGCCTTGGCGAGATCAGCTTGGCTTATCCCTGCAAGTGACCGGGCCGCTGCAATCTGTCTGCCGGTGATTTGATCGATTCCGCTCAATTTGATTTAATCCTATTGACAATCGCTCGATTTGAGCGAAATATATCATAGTCAACAAAATCGCTCAAGGAACATTGCAATGCCGAACGACGCCACGCGGGCGACCACTACCCCTTTGCCTGAAAAGAACGGTTGGCCTTTGATGCGTGCCATCTACCAACATCGCGCAGATTGGAATGCATATCTCGCTGTGAGCTGGGACGACGACAACGCGCCCCCGATCTTTCGGCATACCCTAAAAACGCTCGAAGAATGGGACCAGCCTGCCGCCTCTCAAATTGAAGCGGCGGAAGCGCTTCGCTGCGCAATCGAGTTTTATGAGGCAGGCGACAGCGACGTTATTCCGGCGATGATGAAAGCCGCACTTGGCTATCTGACCGGCGGTGTAGCATGACTGCTCTACTCGAAAGCCTTGGCATACGCGACCGTGCCGGTGTCGAGGTATTCATAGCGCGCCTGATCGACCTGCTGGACGATTTGGACGGCGATCCCGATCTAGAAGATGGCGCAGACGCGGAGCCGTATCTTGCTGGCTCGCACTCTGATCTGGAATATGACGACGCCGAACGCGGAATTGCCGATGGCGGCGGGTTGGCCGAACAGTGCCCCATTTGGCAGGGTTATGTGGAATAGGTTTTCGCACCCGATTGACATGTGTGATCATCTCACGTAAATGATATGTGAGACGATCACACATGATTGGGAATCGACGTGTCGGCGGACGAGCCTTATTTCCTAACGCCATCGGATCTAGCCGACTTGGCTGGCATTCCCGAGACCGTGCAGCGCGATTGGCGTCGGCGCGGGATACT